TGGGCAATTGCATACCAACAGTAACGCAAGTAAAGAGAATTAACGAAACTATTAATAACAACAGTCAATGGGTGTCCAGATGGATTGGATCCCATAAACTGTACCAAAGTTCCGAAATAGTCGTAAGTAGGGTAAGAAATCTCAGTGGCAATACCACGCATGATGATCAAATCATCTGCGTCATAATTTCCACTCTTCTCAGCCAACTTAATCAAAAGCTTGAAAGCGGCTAGCATGACTTGAGGACTCATACGTCCATCAAATTTGGCATAGTCGCCAGCAATAGCACGATCCCAACCGTGTTTACCGATGTGTTCAAAAAGTTCAGTCCATTCGGGTGATTGGACAACAACTCCTACAGCACATTCAGTGGCAATCTTATTGCGTTGAACCAAAGCAGCTAAGGTAAGGTAATACTTGCGAACCAACATAACAAAAGGCATGTTAGCGGCAGCGAATACACGAACTTTATCCTTAGACAACTTAGTAGGTTCATCCTTCAAAGAACCTTTAAACACAGTATTGATGGAGTCACCTCTCAAAAGAGCTTCTTCCATCTTCTTGATCTCATCGAGAATCATAGGATCAACATCACGAGGACAGGAAATTCCTTCCACATGACGATCGGATTTTTCAACAAATTGAGTTTTAGGTCCAGTTCCTGGAAACCCAATAGAAGTTGAAAAATTCATGGCATTGAGTCCGAGAACTCCATCAAGGCCAGCAAGATTAACATCATCACTAATCTTACCAACTTTGGCGAGTTCACTGGCAGGAATAGCTGCAAGACTAAGTTCATAGTCAATAACAGCTTTCTTCAACAATTTGGAATCGAATTCAGTGGCAGTATCAACCTTACCACTAATATCCAATACCTTATGGCGTTCAGCACCCATGTCCTTAGGAGGTCCATGTTTCTTCTTGATATCCATCACACTTGCAACTGCAGATGAAATCAATGAAGTAACAACAGCACTCTTAGGTGAGGAACGAGCTGAACCATTATGGCCTCCGAACACACGAATCTTAGCATCATTATCCAATGATCTAGTGATGCACTTTTCGTGTGGAGCCGTCAAAGGACCAAAATTAATACCCATACTTTCAGTCTGCATAGGTACTGCTGAATGAGAAACC